GTGGTCTCCTTCAGCTCCCGGTAATTCCCGGCCCGTTGGTTCCTGCGCTCCTGGCGAGGGAGGCGCTGCTCCTGTGCTGGTGGTGCGCCTGGCTCCGCATCGTCGTCTCCGTCATCGTCGTCCGGCTCTACAGGCTCCGGCTCGACCACTACGGAGTTGAGGTCTTCGTCTGCCTGTCGTGCGAGTTCTTCGGGGTCCATGCTCAGCTCTCCATGAAGGGCGTCTGGGGATGCCAGAGCTTGCCGTCTTGATCACAGTGAAGGTGTTCGATTGAGCCATCTTCTAGCTTCTTCTCGATGACGCGAACCTGCTTCTCCTTGCGCATCAGCGCCAGGTCGCAGCTTGCGATGATGTCCCCCGCCGTCAGCACCACGAGGTCGCAATCCTTGCCGCCGATGGTGGCGAAGGGGAGGCGGAAGATGACGTTCCGCGCGTGGGCGACGAGGTGGCCCAGGTCGGCGCCGTGGGACCGAAGCTCGTCGAGCGCCCGGAGACCCGCTGCTACCACGATGCCCAGACAGGCGCGATTGCGCTCGGACTCCTTGGTCGAGTCGGGCATCAAGATCAGACCACCCTTGGTCTCGCCCTCATGTCTGGACACCTGCCAGACCAAGACACGGTCGAACATCGCCGCGTACTCGAACGCCTCGTCGGGGATGAGGTACTTGATGCGTCGCTCGTTCAGGAGCTTCGGCATGGGGAAAGGCGGGCTTTCCAGCGGGGAAATGTGCTCCCGCAGTTGGCCTGCTTGTTTCGCCGCACTCTCGGCCCGAAGGCGAGCGTCGGGTGCGTTGGACACTAGTTGCTTGTCGATTTGCGGAATGCCGGTGAGGTGGGGGTCCACCGCGGCCGTCACAAAGTTGTTCATCAATCTTTTCCTTGGAATACGAGTTCGAGTCTCTGAGCTGCGTGCAGAAGCGAGGCAATGGCCCTCACTTCAGGGTCTACTGAGGCCATAGCGACGCTGTGGAGCTTGGTCTTGAGCAACTCCACCTCCTGTCGCTGGGCGTGAAGGCGCACCTTGGTGTGCCGATGCTGGAGCCAGCTGTCCCTGGACTCCTCGGTATCTTCATCTTCAGCGAGTTCGTTCATTGTGGGGGTCCCATCGGCGGAGGCCCGCCTGTTGGCATGCCTGGAGGCGCGCCCTGAGGAGGCCCGCCTGGAGGTTGTGCGCCTGGTGCGCCGCCTGGCGGTGCGGGCGGAGGAGGCGGGGGTGATTGCTGCATGATCTCGACCATGTCGTCCATGCCTCGGGCACGGAGGCCCTTGATGATCACGGCATTGATGAAGTTCGGGTTCCCTGCCAACTGGGGGAACTTCATGGCGAAGCCTGCAAGCTCATCGGCCTCCTGGATGCGTTGGGCCTGGGTGGCGAATCGAAGGTCGGCGCGAATCTGCACCCGGTAGTCCCGGTCGTACATCGCCCGAGAGACCTTCACCGGCTCGGCCTTGCTACCCACGTGGGCGGCGATGTTGATGATTTCCTCGTCCTTAAGGAACTGCGCATTCAGCTTGGCGTTGTTCTTGAGGATTTGCTCCAAACCATCGGCGTACTTCCGTGTGTACACGCTGAGCTGCTTGGTGGCCTGCTCGATGCGTGCTGAGATACCGCGGTAGGTCTCCCCCGATTTCCCGGGCTCACCAGAGAGCACTTCGGGCGCCTGCATGGAGGTGCGGGCCCAGCCGTAGATGCGATCGGTCATCTCCATCAGTTGTGGGTTCGCCGGGGAGAACTTCAGCGGCATGATGTTCTTCTGAAGGTCGTCCCCAATGACACCCTTCACCTTCCGGACAGAACCCGGTCCCACTGGTTTGGCCTCGCCGAAGTCCACCGTGTCCGTGGTGAGGAACGACTGGACGTTCGCCAGCGTGCCGGCATCGATAAACTGCGACGTGAGCACGTTCGCTGCGCGATTGAAGTCCGCCTGCATACGACCGTAGGAGTTACCGTAGCCGCCCACGAACGGCTCGATGCAAACCATGTGGGTGAACATGTGGATGGGCACACGCTTCGGCGGCTTCGGCCCCGATAGCGGGTCGTCCGGATTTTCGAGCCAATGCGGCGCGATAGGAGCCGGGGGAATCTGCTGCTGAATCTGCTGTAGGCCATGGTTCGCCAGCTCCGGCCCAGCCATGCCAGCCTCTTGGCTCTGGATGATGGCCTGCTGCTGTTGCTCCAGAGCCGACAACGCCTGGCCATGCATCAGCTGCTGAGTGCGGTAGCCCTCCAGTTCCGCCGTCTGGCGACGGAACCGCTCGGCGTCCTGCCAATCATCCTCCTCGTGGATGGTCATCTTCAGGATGGTCTGCGTCTCGTGGTGCATGATCACCTGGACGAACCTGTCCCGCTCCTGGTTCGGGAGACGCATCCACCCCTCGTACTGAATTAGCTTGTACGGCGCGTTAGCGGTCTGCTTGTTCCCCGGGTTGTCAGAGATTTCCGTCCCCTGAGCAGCGGCTACCAGCTCAGCCATGTCCTGGACGGGGGAGTCCTCAGCCGAGGGGATCGGTCCGTCGAGAATCTTGTCCACATCGAACCACTCATCCCGCTTGGCCTCCAACTCGTGTCGGTAGCGGTTGAGAATCTTGCACATCCATGGACAGTCCGAGTAGTCCGGCATCGTGGAGGTGAAAGTGAATGGAATTACGAACTCGTCGGGCGTGAGGATCTCGTGCCGATTCTGTTCCCGCTCCTCGTCGTAGTAGGAGTGGGCCGTCACGTCTCCGATCCAGAAGAACGCCAGCACCCCACGGTCGCCAATCTGCCGGCGAAAGTCGGGGATTTGTTCGCGGATCTGCCAGTTGCCGTGCTTGTTCAGGATGGAGGCCACCTGGTCGTCTTGAGGGCCCATAGGCACCACGCCGAAGACGTTCTGCCAGTCGCCAAACAGTTCTCCCGACGAGCGGGCCACCAGGCGGGTGACGTGCTCCATCATCAGGGGGATGTGGACGTTGGCTGCGTCTTTCCAGGGCCATTCCTTGGGCGGCAGCACGCCGGTGAAGAGCTTCCAGTCGTTCATGAACCGCGTACGGAAGCCTTCGGAGTCGGAATAGCCCGAGTCGAAGTTGCTTCGGACGGTCTCGGCGATCTTCTTCGCCTCTTTCCTGCCGATGGGGTGCGCATCGAAGTCCACCGCCAGGTTGGGGGACTCGTCGTCGTAGACGAACGGCAGTTCCTCTTCCGGAACGTCCTCTTCGAGTTCCACGCCAGCGTCGGGGTCATTGGTGACTTCAATCTCGTCCATTAGCAAATCTCCGATCCGTACCCGTAGCTACCACGCTGGACTCGCTCTTCGAGGACCTCCTCGTAGTCGTCGTCCTCGGTCCGCCGGTCACCCAAGCCCGCTCGACCGTGTGAAGCGTAGGCGCAGGCGTAGCTCAGCGAGTCGTAGGCATGGTCATCGCCGCCCTTTTGCGGCTCTTCGGGGTTCGTCTGCGAGACCTGCATCGCCGGCAGCGTGCGGATGAGGTGGCGACAGGTGCTGAAGATGACCAGACCCGGCGTCGTGGTGCCATTCCGGTGGTCTCGAAGGCGCTTGGTAACCAACTCCGCGTTGCGCTGACGCGAGCGCTTGTCGGCCTGCCTCCAGGGCATGCCCATCTCCTGGAACACCTGCGCCTTGGACTTCAGCTTCTCACCGGTCATCTGCCAAAGGTTGGTGTCCGCGGGCCCGGTGATGGTCGAGCGGTGGTCCTTCCACAGGTCCATGGACTTCTCGACCTGGCGCGAGGCTTTCACCACCTCCATGTCCGTCTGCCCCTCGAAGCGCATCTCCCGCACGCAGAATAGGTTGTCCTCGTCATCCATGGCGAACCAGTGGATGTTGCCAGGCGTCTTGAAGCCCCAGTCCATGGAGCGAAACATTGGCCAGTGCGGCGGAATCTCGAAGGGCTCGCACACATGAAGGTCCGGGCGCCAGTCGTTACCGAAGAAAGAGCCCTCGGTGATGTCCCAGGAGCCGTACCGAAGAGCTTGCTGGATGTGCATCGGCGCGTTCGCCAACTGCATGTCGTAGTTCCGAACGAAGTCCTTGTCCGGGTTGTCGTAGAGCGTCGCTGGGTAATACATCCTCGTCCGGATGAACTTCTCGCCAGTCTGGAGAGCGAGTTCCTTCTCGATGACGACCTTCCCAGTCGGGGCCGGGTCCACGAAACGCCGCTTCACCCATTGCGTATCACCCACGGAGAAGTTCTCGTTGGCGCCCT